ATATTATATTTTTATAATAATCCTATTTACAAAACAATAAATTACGGGAATTTAATTAAAATAAAACAAAACACACAAATATTAAATAATTTTCGTCATTTGTATTATTGTTTAAAATTTAAAAAACAATTCAGAAAATGGTTATGGGAAAAAGTAAGAGAGCCGATTGCAAAGAAACTATATGATCCAAATTATTTAGTTGAAAATTTAGGTGAGGATGATGATTTGGATACATTTTTAAATAATTGGAAATAATAAATAATCTGCATTTTATTTCGTAGTAAATGTTATCTTGTGTTAACAGGTGTAGAGGTATATTTTTAGCTTTCAGAAAATTATTTACATATAGGACAATAATAAAAACTACGAGTAATTATATTTAAGTTTCCATGTTGATCAACATATTTTGGATATAAATTGGATGATATTTTTCTTTTATCACTACATGCACAACATTTATTAGTAAATTGTAAAGAACATTTATGACCACATTTTTTAGTAGTAACTTTATAATTAGAATAAAATTTACATTTTCCACACTCACAATTTTGAATATTACGGCAAATAATTTTTCCTGAACGAAGTTTCATTTGTTTCAATATAATATTAAATAATATTACAAATGTATTTCAATTTTTTTACAATTTTTTTCATTTACACCTTTTTTCATTTAAAATGCCCATTATTTTTGTATCTTCGTATGTCATACTCTGTATCATACCTACACCATTCTCCACAAAATTTGTATTTATGCCAAAATATATATTTTGAATATTGTTCTTCTGCATAACTACCACAATTAACACAATATTTATCGTTTTCATCGCGGTCTTTATATTTCATTATTAATTCATTCATTACTATTCGCATTATAGGTCTATGTTCTACATTAAACTCACTTATCAAATCTTGTAATTCTGTCGGCAATAAAAGTAAATTCATTTGTTATATTATCTTTGTTTAAGGTAACAATATTGTTTGAAATAACTATTCAATTTTTTAAACAATAATTATTTATTTCCTACATTGATTTCCTTTTTTTTATTATTTTTTTGCCTATTAAAATGGGCAGTTTAAATGAGAAAAGGTGTAAAACGCCTATTATTTATTAATAAATTTCATAAATAATTAAAAAATTGATTTGTTTTTTTTAATTTAATATAAAAATAAACCACTAACTTTATACATTCCAAAATGACAACCGCTATTGAAACATATTTGAATTCTTTATCTGACAACATACCATCCATTGATATTAGTGTTGAGGATATTAAATCTTTGACAGATTTAACCAAATTCAAAAATCTAGAAGTATTAGTTTGTTCACATAATCAATTAACTTTGTTGCCGACTTTACCGCAAAACCTACAAATATTAATTTGTGATAATAATCAATTAACTTCTTTGCCGACTTTACCGCAAAACCTACAAATATTTTATTGTTTTAATAATAAATTAACTTATTTGCCTACTTTACCACAAAATCTACAAACATTATATTGCCATAGTAATAAATTATTTTCTTTGCCAAATTTACCACAAAATCTAAAAGAATTAAATTGTTCTTATAATCAATTAACTTCTTTACCTACTTTACCACAAAATCTACAAACATTAAATTGTTATAATAATAAATTAACTTCTTTGCCAACTTTACCGCAAAACCTAAAAACATTATATTGTTATAATAATAAATTAACTTCTTTGCCTACTTTACCGCAAAATCTACAAGAATTATATTGTTCTTATAATAAATTAACTTCTTTGCCAACTTTACCGCAAAACCTAAAAACATTATATTGTTCTAGTAATAAATTAAATTTGTTGCCAACTTTACCGCAAAATCTAGAAATATTCAATTGTGTTAATAATCGTATTTACGAAATAGTACAAAGCAATACTTTAATTAAAATAAAACAAAAAATACAAATATTAAATAATTTTCGTCATTTATATTATTGTTTAAAATTTAAAAAACAATTCAGAACATGGTTATGGGTAAAAGTAAGAGAACCCAAAATAAAAAAACTATATGATCCAATATATTTAATTGAAAAATTGGGTGATGAAGATGATTTGGATGAAGTGTTAAATAATTGGAAATAATAAATAATTGGCGTTTCACTTTGTAGTAAATGAAAAAGGTGTAATTTAATTTTATTTATTTTTCAAATATAAAAAAAATGAAATAAGTTAAGTTTTTTAACATAACTTAAATGCATATATAAACTTGTTTAAATTTAAATATGGATAAATATATTACTATTACAAATGAGGAGACAATTATACAAAAAACAAAATATATTACAGATAAGTTGCGTGATCTAATATTAATTCAAGCAATAATAACATCTCCGAAGGATAAAATACAAAATGCAACTAAAGTATATAAATTCATTAATAAAGAACTTGTTAAAAATTATTATGAAATATATTCAGAAAGTACAAATCCAACTTATAATAAAATGGAAAAATTAATATTAGTAGTTTATTGTAAAATAATTGAGTTTGAAGTAGAATATAAAAGTATTATTTGCGACGAAATAAATCCAAAAATAATTAATGAATTTATTAAAACATTAGCTAAAACAAAAAAAAAATTAATGCCAATTATTACAAATATTCCTATAAATTTACATTATGAACCACATCAAACAATAGCAACCAATTATATTGCACAAATGCAAGCATAAATAATAAATTATAAATAATAAATTATAAATAATAAATAATATTTTTTTCATTTTTATAAATAATATATTAATGAAATTGTACTACTATTTCAACATCTTCTTTTTTAATACTTTTTGTAGCAGAAATTGATAGCTCTTCTCGTTTTTTTCTTGTTTTACTATTATCAATGCTTTCTTTTCTTTTAGATGTACTATTACGACAATTCATATCCTTTTCAATTGTTTCATAGTTTTCATCTATATAATCAATAACTTTATTTTCAATTGCCCATTTAAAAAAGTTTAATTGTCCTATAGTAGTTTCAATTGATGTACCATTTTTATAAGGAATACTTATTCTATCCCACCTACAAAATGGGTCAAATCTTTTTTTACTATACGCTTTTAATTTTAATTTATAGTCAGGATATACTTTAAATCGCGATAATGTATTATTAATATATATTGAATATAATGTAAAGTTTTTTTTAGAATAATTTGTAGCAAACCAATCGACTATTCTGAGAGAAATTTTAGACTCTCCAGTAATAATCTTTAACATTCGTTTTAAATTATTTTCATCCTTATAAAAATCCATTAAATTATTTAGCAATAATTCATTTTGTGTTGTATATGTGATATTATTATTATTCATTATGTTATTTTTAAAATACATGTTTAAGTATTTTAAAAATAATAATATATTTATATATAAATGTCAAATTTTATGACTAATTACTTTGGTCCTTTAAGTAAAGAATATTGTTTATATTTTTATATATTATCAATACTTTCATTTATATTTTTTGTTGTCGGATTATTTTCATTTGTCGTTATAATTATAAAAAAATATAAAAGTTTAGAATCTACTTTTTATATGAATAATATTTTTACATTGTTTAATATATTAATCATTTATTTTGTTAATCGATTACTACATACTATGTGTATTGTTAGTGTCCACTGAAGGCTTTATTCTATCCTGAGTAGTATTTAAAGGTTTTAAAAAACTATTACTTATTGATATATCATCTGCATAATTGGTTTTACCTAAAAATGGATTAAATCCTATTTGTTGAATTAATTCACGATCTGCTATTTTAAAATCAAGATCTTCTCTCTTATTTGTTATTTTAAAATCATTATTTGCTATACTTTGATTTAAAATTTCCCATGTATTTTCATCATAGTTTAGCGAAGAGGTATATGCTTGGGTTTCTAATTGTTTATTAAAATTATCCTTTAATTGTCTTTTAGATTTTTCATATGGTTTTCCATCAGTCCATTTAATTTCCATATAATAAATTATATAATATTTTTATTTTATAATTTATATTTATATATTTTCATTTTTTATTATATTTAGCTGTTTTGTAAATAAAAATTTTTCATCTGATTTTCGTTTCTTTTTTAAGTTACAATCTAAACAAGATAAATAATAATTATCTATATTGTGACCCAAATTATTATCTACTCTGTCTACAGTCCATTGATTACTTTCTCTCGTTAAATCATATAAAACTAACATTTCTATTATACAATACCGACATTTTAATTCTGTTTCAATCATATTATCTATAATATTTTTTAAACAAATAAATTTTTCTTCATTATATACTTTTTTTAATATATCTTGCTGTTTATATCCACTTATTTTTTTATTTATTTGTTTAACAATTAATTCATCATATTCATTTTTGGTATGTTCATTTAAACTATTACAAATGTTTTTTAACGCTAATAATTGATTATTATGTGTATACATTTCATCTGATAAGTTCCATTTTTTACTTTCTTTTCGTTGATGAGGAATTGTATTTGTATGAGTTACTTTTTTCATCATATATCTATTATTTGTCCCAATAATATTTATTTTTTTAGAAGATTCCATATATAAAATATATAAAAATAAATATTTAAAAAAATCAAGTTAAACTTATGTTTATATATTATGTATTATGGAAGAAACAAATAAATACGAAGAAAACAATAAACAAAAAGAAAACAATAAACAAAAAGAAAACAATAAATACGAAGAAACCAATAATCACGAAGAAACCAATAAATACGAAGAAACCAATAAATACGAAGAAACCAATAATCACGAAAAAACTTATAAACAAGAAGAACCCAATAAATACGAAGAATGTATTGAATTAAAAAATATAAAATATAAAACAATGATTTTAAAAGGAATTCCTATTAAAGAAACTAAATCATCTAATGATTTAATGAATTTAGATACATTTTTAGAAAATGAAAAAAATAATAATATTAATGATCCGTGGTGTAAATTAAATAAAACAATAAAAACTAAAAAATTAATTGAATTTGTAGATATATATAAAAATACAAATAATCTTAATGAAGAAGAAAAAGAATTATTAATTGAATTTTTAAAAAATAGTTTAGATAGAAAAAAATTACAAAGGGTTAAAGATGTTGTTTATGATAAAAATTTAGGACTTGTAAAGGATATTCCTTCTTTATGTTACATAAAGGCCACTAGACATTTTACATTAAAAAATTTAGATAAAAGAGTATCTACACTTAAATCGTTAGCTCCTAAAAAAATGAATGGAACAATAAAAAATAAAGAAGAAGAAATTGTGTGTTAAAAAAAATAATGAAGAATAATAAAATAATATAAAAGGGAAACACTATATAATATAACTAAATGACAAATATAAATAATATAACAGATTTAAATAATATAACATACATTAATGATTTGGAAGATTTAGTTAATATAATTGATACTATTGTATATAGTGAAGAGTCAATTATATTTACAGAAAATAATGCTATAGATTTATTAGAAACAGCACTTCAGTTAATGGAAGAATATATGAATAATAATCCTACTGTTATTTCAGAACCCGATTTTAAAGAAATATTGTTAGATGAAATTAAAGATATTATGTACCTTCAATTTGAAGATCATATTTTATTAGATGAAGAAATAGAATATGATATTGATGATATATTAGAAGAAGCGTATGATATTTATATTATATCATGTTATACTGAAAGATCAACTGATAATAATACATATAATTTAAATAATGATACTTTAACTAATAGTATAATAAATATAAATAATGATACTTTAACTAATAGTATAATAAATATAAATAATAGTACATTAAATATAAATATTTATGATGAAAATATTAGTATTATTCAATCTAAAATAGATAAATTACGCAATATACCTCAGCCTACTCAAAGAACTACAGAATGGTATAATTTTAGACATAATTTAATTACTGCTAGCAATGCATATAAAGCATTTGAGTCACAATCTACAATTAATCAATTAATTTATGAAAAATGTAAACCATTAGAAATATGTATAGAAGAAAATAATACACAAAAAATGGTAAATGTAAATACTACATTTCATTGGGGGCAAAAATACGAACCATTATCTGTTTTAATTTATGAAGATATGTATAACACCAAAATTGAAGATTTTGGATGTATTCAACATTCTCAATATAAATTTATTGGCGCATCTCCTGATGGAATTAATGTAGACTTATCTTCTAATAGATATGGACGAATGTTAGAAATAAAAAATATTGTAAATCGTGAAATAAATGGTATTCCTAAAAAAGAATATTGGATACAAACACAACTTCAAATGGAAGTGTGTGATTTAGATGAATGTGATTTTTTTGAAACAAAATTTACTGAATATGATGATTCCTCGGCATTTTTTGAAGAAAATAATAAAAATGAAAATAAAGATATGTATAAAGGATTAATATTATATTTTAATACTTCAGATTCTAAACCATTTTATTTATATAAACCATTACATATAACAGATAATACTTTAATAAATGAATGGGAAGAAGAAATGATTGATTTATATCAAAGCAAAAATATGATGTGGATAAAAACAATTTACTGGAAATTAGAAAAATATAGTTGTGTACTTATATTGAGAAACCGCGAATGGTTTAAAAATAATATTCAACAATTAAGTAATGTTTGGAATATAATAGAACAAGAAAGAATAACAGGTTATGCTCATCGTGCACCTAATAAAAAAGTTAAAAAAGAAATCGATTCGGTGTCAACTGAAGAACAAATACCTGTATGTTTATTACAATCTATTAAGCATTTGCCATAAAATAACCAACTCTAGTTCCATTTGTTTGACTTATTGGAGGTAAAGGATATATATAATTTGATTTTATTTGTTTTTCTTTATATAAAGAACCACAAAATTCTGCAGGCATACATGTTCCTTCATCAGGATTATTAGAATATCTTATATTATTAGTTATTTGATTATATGACCCAACTTCAAATATAGGATAATGCCACCACATTTTATTAGCGTCATTATTTGATACCATATTTCTATTTATTAGTGGATAACTATCCTGAACTAAGACATTATTTTCAGATAAGGGGTAATCACCTGATGCTTCTTCTAAAGTATAATTTGAATAACCTTCATTTAATTTATAATTACTAAAAAATAGCATAACAAATAATATAACAAATATAATGCAAACTAATAATATTATTTTATTCATATATATTTATTAATAAAATAATCAATTTAAAAATATATTAATAATTTTAACTAAGAATGGAAGAAATGAGAGTTACAAAAAGAAATGGTGAATTACAAGATATTTCATTTGACAAAATATTAAATAGAGTAAAAAAATTAGGTCAAGAAGCTGGAGTACAAATTAATTATTCTTCGCTTGTTATGAAAGTAATTGATCAATTATATGATAAAATAGAAACTGCAAAAATAGATGAGTTAGCGGCTGAACAATGTTTTGCATTATATACAAATCATCATGATTATGGTACACTTGCAGCACGCATAGTAGTATCAAATCACCAAAAAAATACAGAACCTTTATTTTCAGAAGTTATGCAAAATTTATATAATTTTAAAGATATACACAATAATCATTCTCCATTAATTTCTTATGAATTATATGAGTTTATTATGTATAATGCTAATACATTAAATAATATGATTGAACATGATCGTGATTATTTAATTGATTATTTTGGATTTAAAACATTAGAACGTGCATATCTTTTTAAAAATGGTTCAGATGTTGTAGAGAGAATTCAACATATGTGGCTACGAGTTGCAGTAGGCATTCATTGTAATTTAGCAGATTCAAATAGTATTAAATTAATTAAAGAAACTTATGATTTAATGTCTCAAAAATACTTTATTCATGCAACTCCTACTCTTTTTAATGCAGGTACTTCAAGACCTCAGTTATCAAGCTGTTATTTAATCGCAATGGAAGATGATAGTATAGATGGAATATATAATACTTTAAAGGACTGTGCGCAAATTTCAAAATATTCAGGAGGCATTGGGTTACACATTCATAACATAAGAGCCAAAAATTCTCACATTAGAGGTACAAATGGAAAAACAGATGGTATTGTACCTATGTTAAAAGTATTTAATAGTACTGCAAAATATGTAAATCAATCAGGAAAAAGAAATGGATCTTTTGCTATTTATTTAGAACCATGGCATCCTGATGTAGAAGATTTTTTAGAACTAAAAAAAAATCACGGGGATGAAGAATTAAAAGCGAGAGATTTATTTTATGCAATTTGGATGTGTGATTTATTTATGGAGCGCGTTAAAGAAAATAGTAATTGGTCTTTATTTTGTCCACATGAATGTTCAGGACTTTCAGATGTATATGGTGATAAATTTAAAGAATTATATACATATTATGAATCAGCAGGAAAAGCACGAAAGGTAATAAACGCACGCGACTTGTGGTTTAAAATCTTAGATTCGCAAATGGAAACTGGTACGCCATATATTTTATATAAAGATGCTTCAAATATAAAATCAAATCAAAAAAATATTGGCACCATAAAATCAAGTAATTTATGTTGTGAAATTATACAATACTCCGATGAAAATGAAACATCTGTTTGTAATTTGGCTTCTATAGCACTTCCAAGTTTTGTAGATATAAATACAAAACAATTTGATTATACAAAACTACATGAAGTAACTAAAGTAGTAACTAATAATCTAAATAAAATAATAGACATTAATTTTTATCCAACAGAAAAAACAAAAACTAGTAATTTCCGTCATAGACCAATTGGTATTGGAATTCAAGGATTAGCAGATACATTTGTTTTATTAGACTTACCTTTTTATTCAGATGAAGCAAAAGAAATAAATAAACTTATCTTTGAAACTATTTATCATGCAGCATTACAAAAAAGTACTGAATTAGCACTTGAACAAGGAGTATATAGTTCTTTTATGAATTCACCTGCTTCAAATGGTATTTTACAATTTGATATGTGGGATGTAACACCAAGTGATAGATATGATTGGAATAAACTTAAAGAAGACATTAAATTATATGGGCTAAGAAATTCACTTCTTGTTGCACCAATGCCAACTGCAAGTACATCTCAAATATTAGGTTTTAATGAATGTTTTGAACCATTTACAAGTAATTTATATACTCGTAGAACATTAGCAGGTGAATTTATAGTAGTTAATAAGTATTTAATGAAAGAACTTATTAATTTAGGTTTTTGGAATGAAAAAATTAAAAATAATATTATTGAAAATAAGGGGTCTATACAACAATTAACAATGTTACCTGAACATATTCGTAATAAATATAAAATTGTATGGGAAATACCAATGAAACATGTTATAGATATGTCTGCAGATAGAGGTGCATATATTTGTCAAAGTCAAAGTTTAAATTTATGGGTAGAAGATCCAACATATAATATATTAACTTCAATGCATTTTTATTCTTGGAAAAAAGGATTAAAAACTGGAATATATTATTTAAGAAGAAAAGCAAAACATCAAGCACAACAATTTACAATTGAACCCGAAGAACTAAAAGAGAAACATGAATCATCTGAAGATATTATTTGTGAAATGTGTTCAGCTTAAAATAAATTTTGAAACATATTATTAATGCTAGTATTTAAAAGATCTACATTAAATTTAATATATATAAAACATCTTAATGTAATTAATACATCATTTAAAGAATTGTGTAAATTTTTTGGTTTTGTTTTAAATAATTTTTCATGCAATTCTTCTAATTTTGGAAACTTTATATATTGTTTCCCAAATTTATTAGTTAAAGAAATATTACACAAATCTATATTTTCTTGCATTGTACAATATAACTTATTTGATTTATTTAATGTATCTATAAATGTCGAATACATTCTTTTTTTATTTATATCCAATTGTTCATCATTAATACTTCTCAACATTTCAACCTTTAATATATTTAAATCAAAGTTCAAATTATGTGCTACAACTATATTTGAATTGTTAAAATCTTCAATAAATGTATCAATTACTAATGTTAAATTTACACCATTTAGTTCTGTCATTTCTTTAGTTATTCCATGAATATTACTATTTTCACTCGTAATCATAACATTAGTAGGAATTTTTATAATATTGTCATTTATTCGTAAAATAGTATTTAAATCTGTATCATAAATAATATAACTAAACTGTACTATATATGGCCATTTATAGAGTGTTTCAACATCTATAGTTTTGGTTTCAGGAAGACCTGTGGTTTCTGTATCAAATACTAATACTAGCATAATTGTATTACTTTACACTTTTATATTTAAATTGTTTACTATAATGAATGTGATATTAATAAATTACTTATTTTATTTCAATTTTTTTATTACATACTATATAGTTTTAATTTTATTATATTTTTTTACACAATTGCAAATTAAAATGCTTATTAAATATATTTAAAAAAAACTTACTTATTATGTATTATGAAATACATAATAAATATTATAAAATATCTAATACCAAAGCAGCTATATAAACCTCTTGGTAGATGGAGAATAGAAATTTGTGATAAACAACTAAACCATAAAATAGATTTAGCAAATGAAGACAATTGTGGACCATGCGGACAATATGCCTTAGAAAAAATAGATTTAAAAAATAACACCAAAATAGATATTCAATTAGAAAAATCAAAAAAATAATAATTTGTTGCGTTGATATTTTGAATAAAAAAATCTATAATAAATATTTTATTTTATTTTTTTTATAATATTTTATTTTATTTTTTTTATAATATTTTATTTTATTTTATTTTATTTTATTTTATAATGTCTAACCAAGTTTTTGATGTAGTTGATTTATTTGTTCTTCGAGTATTTCAATACGCTTTTCATTTGAATCGCCTTGACGCGTAGTTGGCCATTTGCCCCATTTATGTGTTTGTGTTGGATTATCGCCAATGTTTAAAATACATACATCATCATCCCTTTCTTTGTCTTGTTCAAACAATTGTGAAGAAGCATAATTATGACATTCAATTTGTGTATTATGACAATATAATCCACTTAATAATACATATACTACATTGAATATTCCGTTTATTCGTTTTGATTGTTTTTCAGAATACTTTTCCATTTTTATAATTTTATTTTCAAGTTGAATTATTCGTTGGTTTAATTCTTCTGAAATACTATTTTCTATTTCTGTAATTCGTTTATCCATAGTAATTACATCATAAATTATATCACGATTTATTTGTGTATTTAAATCATCAAATAAAGTATCTTCAGAATTTGACACTGACAAATTATATTCATTATTATCAAAAATTAAGTCCATATTAAAATTAAATTTAAGGATGAATCTGAGTATATACTTTAAAATATAATATATTAATCTAATCCATTTCAATTTTTTTATTATTCAATAAAAATATAAAACTATAATATATAATACAATGAACTATGCATTATTTTCAGATTATTTATGGTATTTAGGCCATATTTTAACAGGTTCATCTATTATATTTTCACATATACATTACAATTTGGCAGTTGTATTAGTATTTTTTGGACAATTTATTACAATTATATCTAGACCAATCGGTCGTATAAAAAATAATAAAATCAAACAAATAATAAAATCAAACAAATAATAAAATGATAAATAACATTATAATTTTATACAAATTGTTTACAAATTCCAAAACTTTTTCTATGCCAAATTGTAATACCATATTCTTTTATTCCGTCTATATGTTTTTTTGCACCATAACCTTTATTACTATTAATTCCATATTTTTCTATTAGGTCCGGATTTTTTATGCATAATTCATCAATATATTTATCACGCTCAACTTTAGCTAATATAGATGCAGCTGCAATACATGTATACTTATTATCACCACCTTCAATACATTTGTGAGATATACACTCTATTTTATTTGTTTTTTTATTTAAATAAGAAATGGTATTAAAATAATTTCCGTCAATTAATAAATTATAGGTATAATCTTTTCTCTCTTCTTTACATTCTTTATTCATTTTTGCATTATATTGTTTTCTAACTTCAAAAATAGAAGTATGCATAGATTTTTGTGTTGCCTGTAAAATATTAATATTATCTATAGTATACTCATCTTCATAACTTACATACCAAGCTAATGCATGTTGTTTAATATAATTTGCAACCTCTTCTATTTTTTGTTTTGAATGAAATTTTTTACTATCTTTAATTATTGAATGATTAAACGTGTCATCTTTAGGTAAAATTACCGCCGCGGTATAAACTGATCCAAATAATGGTCCGCGACCTGCTTCGTCTACGCCTATTTCAATTATATTATTATCTTCATCATAAAATTTTTGTAATATACATGTTGTTTTATTTTTATTATTATACATATTAACTGCTATAATTATATTTTTAATTTTAAACTTTTTTCACTATATACATTATATAATGAAATTAAATGCTTTATATATATTTTTACTCATATTATTAGGATTAGTACTTTGTTCTTGTTTAGGAAATATACATTATTATCAAGAACCATTTACGACTTCTACAGTAACATTACAAAATGGCGAAGTATTTACAGATACAAGTGGAAATACAATAACTGTAATAACAAATACTAATGGAACACAAAGTTTACAAGTACAACAAGTTGGTAGTACAACACCTATGGTTTTAACTAATACATCTACTAATCCATCCACATATTATTCTGTAGGTGGTAAAATAACGGCAACTGCAGTTACTGGTAGTAATGGTAATACAATTATTAAATTTAATTTACCCAATGGTCCAACTATTATTTTTACAAATTCATCATCATCTTCTTCTTTATTTTCTTCATTTGATAATTATAATCATTATACAGGTTCCTCATCACTTTTACAAAATGGTGAAGTATTTATAGATACTAGTGGCAATACAATAACCGTAGTAACAAATAGTAATGGAACACAAAGTTTACAAGTACAACAGGTTGGTAGTACAACACTTATGATTTTAACTAATACATCTACTGATCCAACCACTTATTATTCTGTAGGTGGACAAATAACAGCAACTGCAGTTACTGGTAGTAATGGTAATACAATTATTAAATTTAATTTACCCAATGGTCCAACTATTATTTTTACAAATTCATCTAGTTCATCCAGTTCATCCAATTCGTCCAATTCATCCAATTCGTCCAATTCATCCAATTCAAATGTAACTTCTACACAATACTATGGTAGTACTGGGTCACCAATTCAAGAATCAGGATATTCTTTAGCATACCAACCAAATAATTACAATTCAGGTGCTCTAACAGGGCCAAATGGAAATACTGCATATTATGCACAAGGACCACAAGGTAATACATTAGTAGGTACAACTTCTAGTTCAAGTATGTCTACTGTTCCTTATGATTATAGTAATTCATTACCACCAGGAATACCTGCTAGTCAAATACCGTCTGGACAAGAAAATTTATATATACTTAAATCAGAAGTTGTTCCTCCTGTATGTCCTGCATGTCCTGCACCTTCATGTACAAAACAAAAGAAATGCCAACCTTGTCCTGCATGTGCAAGATGTCCTGAGCCATCATTTGAATGTAAAAAAGTACCAAATTATAATGCAATAAATAACGAGTATTTACCTACTCCAGTATTAAACAGTTTTTCAAGTTTTGGAATGTAAAAATTATCTAGAATTTTATCTAGTTTTAATGCATTTTTTATCAATCTGAATAGTATCTCCTTTTTCTTCTTGTGGTACAATATTTATAATGCATTTAGATTTTTTTCCATATAATGGTTCGGTACAACCTTTTTCTTTTTTCTTTTTAGTTTTATTATTAAGTTTTTTAAATGAAAATAATTTGGGTTTTTCATCTGTACACCTTGCTCTAAAGTGTTCATATCTTTCTCTCACATCACAATAAGTTAAATTAGATGTTTTATGTAACATTTTATTTATCAATTCATGTAGTTCATAAATATATCTTGAAAATGTTTCGCGATTTTTCATATACGACATTTTAAGAGGAAATTGTTTAAAATTATTTTTTAAGTTTATTCTACAATATTTACATGGTAATACATATTGTAAATTTAATACAAAATTTCTATAATTATGTTTATCTTCTGTTGTTGGGTGCACAGGATAATTAAAACTCATGGTATGAAGATAATGCCACATAGCAGGTCCCCATACTGTTGTAAGCATTCCATCGCCACTATTATAATCAGTATTTGAATATATTTTATGTGTTTTTGTTTTATTAGTGGTTTTTAATGATCTCATAATATTTAAATAGAAAAAATTATTAGCAAATATAATATTATTTAAATTTATTATGGTAGTTCAAACATTTAATTTAAGTGTATTTACAAATATAACAAAACAAATTTGCATATTTTCTTTTATTTCTATTATATTAATAATTCTTTTTGTAATTAGTCCATTAAGGAATTTAAATAAAACTTCCATATTTATGAAATTTTTAGTTTTAATGATAATTTTTTACACCATCTATTTAAATGTTTTACAAACAAAATCTTTAAAATATGCAACTAAAAATGATTCTAATTCAGATAATATTAAATTACAGTTAAAGATAAATATATATTGTACTTATATTTTTACATTTTTTTTAGCAATATTAAGTATATTTGTAATTAAAAGTTATTTTTAGTTGTTGTATTCGTTAAAAAATAATCATTATTTATTCTTTTATAATATAAATGTTAAAAATAAATCCAAATAGTAGATTATCTTCAATTGGCGGCGAGACTAACACTATGGTATCAAAAATACAAAACAGTATTTACAGCAATAGGTTTATTATATTATTTTTAATAATTTTATTTTCTGTAATTGCAGGAGTGTATTATTATTATAGAATTTACCCAAATGTTAATATACAGTATAAACCAAATAGCGAAAAACAATCACAAAGTAATGGTAATGGTAATGGTAAATCCGTTGAATTACTATTTTTTTATGTTAATTGGTGTCCTTATTGTAAAACTGCGAAACCTGTATGGGATGAATTAAAGAAAGAATATGAATACAATACTATAAATGGATATAATGTTATATTTACAGATATTAATTGTACTGAAGAAAGTGCTGATGTTGAAAAAATGATATCTAAATATAATATTGAAGGATATCCTACTATAAAACTATTAAAAGACGGACAAGTTATAGAATATGATGCTAAACCAACAAAAGAAACTTTACTATTATTTTTAAATACATATTTAAGCAATCAATCATTAGATACAGAACTAAATACTCCCCTTTAAGTCGTTTTTAGAAAGATATTCTATTGCAGATGTTTGCCCATTTAAAAATAATTCTTTACGAATATCAATACTATTTAAACAAGAATATAATGTATTTATACTCATTGTATCTGTATTAAAGATTAATTCATTATTAATGTTAAAATGATTAGTATTAGAATTTAAATTATATATTAATTTAAATAAAAATACAGATATATAATTTAATATTGTAGATTCTGAATTAACATTATTATCTTTATTAATATAATTATTTTTAAAAGCTAAAATTTCTTCTTCATTACTCACAGAATCAATACAATATTTTAACGGATAATTACAAATAACTCCTCCATCAATATAACATTTATCATCTATAAAGACAGGACTTACTAATAATGGTATAGCACATGTCATTTGTATAGCAGTTATTAATGGTAATGTAGGATGAGTTAAATAAGATATATTTTCTATTTTAAATTCATTAATTTCAAATGTAAAAAAATGTAATTCAATATTAGAATATTTATACAACTCTTCAAGAGTAATATTTAAAGAAATATCTTTAGAATCAAATAAAGGTTTTAAACATTTTTCAATTATTTTTGTATCAAATAGCCCCTTTTTTAAATAAATTTCGAATATTTGATCTATTTTTACATTAAATAAATCTTTCCATGGTCTATTTATTATATAATCATTTATAGTATCTAAATCTACTTTTAATGAAATTAAAACGCCTACTAGAGCGCCAGCTGAAGTGCCATAGACGCTTTGAATATCATTAATATTTAAATAATTATGGTCGACAAGATGTTTTATTGAGCCTAATACTTGAAGTAAAGTTGGTCCGCCACCTGATATAACTAAATGTTTTATTGTCATTGTAATTTTATTGTCATTATAATTTTAAATATATAAAAATATCATATTTTATTTTCTATTATTTTTGTAAATGGCAAATATATTTACTCTTGAAAATATAGAAGATTTTGTAGATAAATTAAATATAGATGATTTATATGAAAAAAAAAGACAATATGACCTTAATCAATTAACATTATTTAATAAAATTTTAAACAGAATACATGTTAGAATAAAAACTACATCGAGACAAAAAATATCAGAACAATTTTGTTGGTATGTAATTCCTGAAATAATGATTGGTGTTCCAAAATATGATCAAGCATCATGCATAGCATATATAATTGATAAATTAAAAAGTAATGGATTTAATGTTAAATATTTTCATCCAAATACTGTATTAATTTCGTGGGGTCATTGGGTACCAAGTTATGTAAGAAGTGAATTAAAGAAAAAAACAGGTATTGAAGTAAATGAATATGGAGAAAAAATAAATGAAAGTAATCAAATACAACCCTATTATGATATACCACAAACAACAAATATAAAAAATATTGAACCGAAGAATAAACCAAATAAAAAAGAATATACGCCAATTAGGTCTTATAAACCAACAGGCAATTTAGTATATGATGACGATATATTGAGTAAAATTGAAGATAAATTTAGTTAAATAAATAATTATTTTTTGAATAAAACGAATTTTTTTTCCGAAAGTTTTTTCCGATTTTCAAAAATGGACAAAAAAAATGTCCAAAAATGAAAATTCCAAAAAAGTCTTCGAAAAAATGCTTCGTTGTGACCATAAAAAATTTTATGGTAAGGTCACAAAATAACTTTTTTTAAAATTGTTACGATAAATTTTTTTATTTTATGAAAAAAAAAGAATTTAAGAATTTTTTAATATATTTTATTAGAATACAATGGATACATCGATGAGACTGAAAACTCGCCGAGATTTTTGCTGCAATTTTTGTGACTATAGATGCTGCAAGTTGAGTGATATGGAAAAACACCTCTCAACCGATAAACACAAAAAAAACACAAAAGAATACAATTGGAATACAAAAGAATACAAGATTGTGACTGAAAACTCGCCAAACTCGCCAAAACTCGCCGATGACGATAACCCACACCATTATGTTTGTTTGTGTGGAAAAAAATATAAATATCACTCAGGGCTGTGGAAGCATAAGAAAACATGCAATAATTTAATGAATAATGACACTATAACTGATAATAAATTTATAAAAAATATTTTACAAGAAAATAATGAATTAAAAAATATGATATTAGAGGTATGTAAAAATGGAATTATATACACAAATAATTCAAATACTACTAATATACATAACAAAACATTTAATTTAAATGTATTTTTAAATGAAGAATGTAAAGATGCAATGAATATAATGGAGTTTGTTGATTCACTTCAAATACAATTGTCTGATTTAGAAACTGTAGGAAAAGTTGGATTTGTAGAAGGAATTACAAATATAATAATTAAAAATCTTAAAGCGCTCGATGTAAATAAGCGTCCTGTTCATTGTAGTGACTCAAAGCGTGAAATTATGTATGTTAAGGATGAAAATAAATGGGAAAAAGAAAATGACGAAAAAATAAAATTAAGAAAAGCTATAAAATATATTGCATATAAAAATACTAAAATTATTAATGAGTTTAAAGCAAAGTATCCTGATTGTATATATAGCACATCAAATTATTCTGATCAATACAATAAATTAATTATTGAAGCAATGGGTGGAAAAGGAAATAATGATTTAGAAAAAGAAAATAAAATAATAAAAAATATTGCAAAAGAAGTAATTATCAAAAAAAATATAGTTTGATTTAGGAAAAATAATAAAACATTTTTTTAGGATTTTTATTTTAACATTTATAATTATTTTTAAAAGTTTTATTTTAGGATTTTAAAAAAAAATATTTTTTTTATCGTATATATATATAAATGAGAACTAATAGACGTCGTGGTTCAAGAAAAACAAGAAGTGCAAGATTATCTTTAAAAAAGGCAAATAAAATGCATTTAAGTAGAAAACGTGCTGCTTCTGCACAAGCTGCTGCTGCTGCTGGTCGTGCTGCTGCCGCGTCTAAGGCTGCTGCTGCTGCTGCATCTAAGGCGGCCTCTGCATCTAAAGCTGCTGCTGCTGGCCGTGCTGCTTCTGCATCTAAGGCTGCTTCTGCTGCTGCTGGTCGTGCTGCCGCTGCTGGTCGTGCCGCTTCTGCTGCTGCATCTAAAGCCGCTGCCGCTGGCCGTGCTGCTTCTGCATCTAAAGCTGCTTCTGCATCCTCTGCTTAAAATATTTAATTATATAATTTCATTTTTGTAATATTATATAATTTATAATTTTCGTTTTGTATTTTTTCTTTTTGTATTTTTTCGTTTTGTGTTTTTTCTTTTTTTATAAGTTTTATTTTTATATTTTCTTTTTAATTTAGTACCTCCTGATTTAGCTATTAAATATTCCATATCATATCTTGTTTTACTAGATTCATCATCAGAATCTTCATCAGAATCATAAAAATTAGATGTGTTTTTAATTTTAAATCCTATTTTTGTATAAAAGTTTTTAACATTATCATAACATGTTAATTTTATGTTTGTTAAATTATTTATTTTAGCAAATTCTTTAACAGATTCTATTAATAAAGTTCCTATTCCTGCAGATGGAGATGGAACACATAATCCTAGTATATTAATAGTATTTACATTTATATCAAAATTAATTATACCTGTTATAGTATGTTCATCATTTTCTGTAAAAAATGAAATACCGCTAGATATATAACTTTTTAATTCAGACACAGTTATGGACATTTGATCTCTACAAAAATTAGGTATATTACTAATTTCTTCTTTAATGCTTTTAACTGTTTTACTGCTTTTAGTTATCCCAACAAAATTATATCTTAATTCATACGATGGTGAATTAGAAATATAATATATATTCATAGATATATATATTATAGAAAATAAACAAATAATATTATTTTTTAGTATTTTTTCTTTTTTTTATAGTTTTTTTATTTGATGTTTTTTTAATTATTTTTCTTTTAATTAATGTTTTTTTTCCTCCAGTTTTTATTATTTCATTTGTAATATTATTGTTTTTATTTTCTATAACAACTGGTTCTACATTATTATTTTCAGGAATATTTGGAATAGGTTCATTAGCATTTAAATTAGCATTTTGTTGTTCAGGAATAGGTTCAACATTTTGTTGTTTGGGAATAGGTTCATTAGCATTTAAATTAGCATTTTGTTGTTTGGGAATAGGTTCATTAGCATTTAAATTAACATTTTGTTGTTCAGGAATAGGTTCAACATTTTGTTGTTTGGGAATAGGTTCATTAGCATTTAAATTAGCATTTTGTTGTTCAGGGACATTTTCAATAGGTACTACATTATTTTGTTGTTTGGGAATAGGTTCAACATTTTGTTGTTCGGGAATAGGTTTATTAGCTTTTAAATTATTAATTGCAATATTTGTTTCATTTAATATTTTTTCTTTTTGCTGAATTAATTTCGTCAGCTGTTTTGTGTTTGTTTCAAATTGTTTGCTTTGCACAATTGTGTTATATAAATTAATGCCTGTGTTATAATCATTTTCACAGGTAACATATAAATTTATAATATATTTTCTTGTATTTTCAATAGCACGTTGTAATGTACTTTCAGTTAATTTAGGATTTATTCTTATTTTTTGTTTATTTGTGTATGGTTCAGAAACAAAAGTAAATAATTCATTAATAATAGATAATAATTTTTGTTGATTATTTGCAGCAGTTTCAATCATTCTTTTAATATTATTTGCATAATCAACAAACAATTTATCATTTTTGTTTATTGTAATAGGTAAATTTGTATTACAATTATAATTTTTTAATTTTATGTCACTAAATTTAGTTATTTCAGGTGGCATATTATTATTTCCTGTAAAAGCAGTATAAAAAGTAGTTAAATCTTTATTAAATTGTCGTTTAGTTGATTCTGACATACCTATAAATTGACCAGTTGAATAATCATATTCATCATCTAAATACAATTTCATAAGTTCGGGTATTCCAGGTTCTTCATTTAATGATTTATTTGAATTATTCATATCACAAACTTTAGGAAATATTGTAACATTATCAGATAAATCGTCAAATGATTGACCCTTTCGTAATAATTTAATTTTATTGTCACAAATATTTATTTTTGATATGGTTCTATTAACATTTGCAGGAATAGTATTTTTATGCAATAAATCAGTTTTAGTTATGTTTCCAGATATATCTGTATATGTGTATACAGGATTTATAGTCATTACAATAGCTGCAAATAAATGGGCAATTTTAATATAAAATTTAGCTATACCAATACAAACTCTTTTTTTTTTAATACTTTTTAATTTATCATTTGATATATCTAATTTATCAATATCATCTTTATTATAAAATATTATATTATTTTTTGTCATTTTATTAACTGTTTCTTTATTTTGAATTCTTTGTTCTAAATAGTTAATTTCCATATCAGTAAATGATTCTTTGATAATATCGGAAGTTAATACTACAAGTTTATCACAATAATCTTTTTCAGAAAGTTTTTGTAAAGTTTTAAAATCCATTGTTAAAATGTAATATGTAGCAATATAATCGATAATATCATAAAAATTCTCAAAATCAGTATTTGCTTTATTTAATTTATTTGAATTTGACATAGTATTACCCATTTGTTTTGTTATAATAAATATATAAAATAAAATTGAATTAAAAATATATTATCTATCAAAAAGAAAATATAAGATATGAATGACAAAAGCAAAAAAAATAAGCATAATATAGTGGATAAAAAAAAGTTATGGAATATATTTGATACTGAAATTGAAGATACTAATAAAAAAGTTCCTTTGGAATGTATTTATAGAAGTGTTGGAAATAGAGATATGTGTGATAGATGTGAATCTATATTAGCATTTTCAGATGAAGGGTTTTTAACATGTACTAATACAAAATGTGGAATTATATATAAAGATTTAGTTGATCAAAGTGCAGAATGGAGATATTATGGAGCAGATGATAATCAACATTCTGACCCGACAAGATGTGGTATGCCTATAAACCCATTATTAGAAGAATCATCTTATGGTTGTAAGGTATTATGTATTGGCCCGATGAGTTATGAGATGAGGAAAATAAGAAGATACACAGAATGGCAATCAATGCCATATAAAGAAAAATCACAATATGATGAATTTCAAATCATAACTATAATGGCACAAAATGCAGGTGTACCAAAAATGATAATTGATGATGCAATAAGATATCATAAAAAAATATCTGAATATGAACTCACATTTAGAGGTGATAATCGAGATGGTATTTTGGCTGCATCTATTTATATATCATGTAGAATAAATAATTATCCAAGAACAGCAAAAGAAATTGCAAATATATTTCATTTAGATGTGACAAATGCTACTAAAGGATGTAAAAATGCATTATCTATAATTAATAATATAGAAAAAGATATGATAAATGGTGATAAAACCAATTTTGGAAAAACTAAACCTGAAGATTTTATAGAAAGATTTTGTAGTAAATTAAATATAAACAATGAACTGACAAAATTGTGTCAATTTATATCTATGAAAATAGAAAAAGGGAATTTTATGCCTGAAAATACACCACATTCAATTGCAGCAGGTGTAGTATATTTTATTTCACAAATGTGTAACTTAAATGTTAGTAAAAAGGATGTAAAAAATATAAGTGAAATCAGTGAAGTAACGATAAATAAATGTTATAAGAAACTTGAATTAATTAAAGAAGATTTAATACCTGCTGTTATTTTAAAAAAATATACAGTATATTAAATATATATTAAAATAATTAAATAAATAAATAATAAAATATTTAATTCACAAAATTAATTATTTTTATTTGGTAATAGGTTTAGCTTCATAATGAATAGCATATTTACCACACATATTTTCATTTTCTCTACATACTTTTGCAAAATTATATACAACTCTTTCTGTTTTATCTTTACCAATTTTTTCTTTAAAATATCTACAAAACCCTAAATTAAGTGCCAAATCATTTGATTTTGGTACATTCATATTTACAAACCATTTACATGATACACATGTACTATCAAATGAAAATACATATATATAATTAAACAATAATATTATTAATATGTTAAACATGATATATTATTAATTTTATATCTTTAATATACTTTATCTAATATTATTAGTTAAATAACAATAATAATAATAAATAAAATATTTATATAGTTATGGCTTGTGAAAATGTACCTGAATGTGTATTTATAGTTCCATATAGAAATCGTGCACAACATAAATTTTTTTTTAGCAAATATATGAGTTTTATATTGGAAGATAAAGATAATTATGAAATATATTTCTCTCATCAATGTGATGTAAGAACTTTTAATAGAGGTGCAACAAAAAATATAGGGTTTTTAGCTATAAAACAAAAATATCCTGAACATTATAAAAATATTACCTTTATTTTTAATGATGTAGACACAATTCCTTTTAATAAAATATTTGACTATAAAACTACTCAAGGAATAGTTAAACATTATTACGGATTTAAATATGCTTTAGGAGGTATAGTAGCTATAAAAGGATCCGATTTTGAAAAAATTAATGGTTATCCTTGTTTTTGGGGATGGGGATTAGAAGATAATGTATTACAAAAAAGATGTGATAAATTTGGAATACATATAGATAGAAGTGTATTTTATAATATTGGAAGTCCTGAAATTTTACAGTTGTTTGATGGAATATCTCGTATTATAAGTAAAAAAGATCCTTGGAGAATGGAGCATGATAACGGTATAGATGGATTATCGACAATAAGTAAATTACAATATACAATAGATGAAAAATCTCATAATCCGTCAGATAATATTTTTACAGTTCATAATAATCGTATATTTATTATAAATATAAATACTTTTTTAACATACACAAGATTTGAACAAGATCAATATTATACATATGATTTAAGAGAGCCAAAAAGAAAAATTATTAATCCTGATAAAATTAAGGAAACAAAACAAGCTGTTATAACAACAGATAATTGGGCAAATATTCCTTATTATCCAACATCAAGAGAGAGAAGAGAAAATATTGCCAAGTATTTAATTTCACAAAATAAACAAGTACCACCATCACTATTAAAACAAATCGAAGAGGATAAAATTAAAGAAGTACAATCAGATTCATTTAATAATTTTAACAATCAACAGTTGCAAAATATAGAAGAAAATAATGTACATAATGTACAACCAAATAATATTAATATACAACCAAATAATATTAAAATACAACCAAATAATGTACCTATACCACATAGATATTCAGCAGAATATGCAAGATATATTGGTCAAAAATCTCGTGCACAAGCAAGCGTAAAAATTAAACTAGGAGGAGTTATTTAGTTGTAATTACAATATAAAAACTACAATACATGTATAAATATACAATGGAAATGTTGGTATATCACGGTTTAGAAGCCGACAATTTTATAAAAGAAAATAATATTAATAAAATTTGCCAGTTTAATTTGTTTTGCTGTCAAATTTATTTTTATAAAAACGCAAAATATTATTTCCATTGTTATTATTATAAAAATAATTGTAAAAATGGTGATACATAATTATAATTTTTTACATATAATCATTTTTTTATCCACACATATATAATTTCATTATAATCATTTTGTCTTTTGCTTTTTTTATAAGGATATATTTCACATGCTTCTCCAAATAATGGTATTAATACATTATCATATACTTCTTTACAAATATTTATTATAAAATAACCATTTGGTCGTAATCCATTATAGACTTTTGTAAATATTGGAATATAAAAATTATTATTCATTTCAGTTTTAGATGAATACAATGGATTATTTTCATATTTTTGTATAAAATAATAAGGAGGCGATGTAAAAACTAAATCATAATCTAATTTTGTATAATCAATTTTTAAAGCATTATCAAATATCATTTGTATATTAGTATTTGATTTTGTTTCTAAATATGATGTCATTTTATTATAAGGTTCTTTTAAATTATGATTTATTTCAATTCCTATATATTTATTAATATTTAATGCACATGCAGCAACTAAAGCGCCTCCCCATCCAGCACAAAAATCAAGAATAGATGTAGGTTTATATTTAGAATAAATTTCCATATAAACAAGTGGACGAATAATATTAATTGCACTTATACAAATATTGTAAGTTTCTTTAAGAACTTTATATTCATTTTTCGTTTTATTTTTGTTTTTAGTAGTATCATAATAAGTTAACATATTTTTAATAAATTGTTTTTGTTTAAAATGATCTATATTTGCAACAAATTCATAAAAATTAACATTATATTTTCCTTTAGTTTTTAATCTTTCAGTAAATGTATAATAGTCAACAATATTATTTCCCGTTCTACATCTTGAAGACATATTAAATGCATTATTACCAATTTGTATTAATTTATTCATTTCAGATTCTACAATATCAAATGATATATTTTTTATATGTTTTGATATATTTTCTTTTTCTGAATTATTAAAGTTTTCTATCATATTTATTAAAAAATAAATAAAATACTTAAAATAATACACATTAAAATATAAAATGAATAGCATAACTGATATTAAATACGCCGTATACATTAATTTATTATCAAGACTAGATAGAAAAGAACATGTTGAAGCTCAATTATCTAGTATAGGAATAAATGCAAAAAGATTTAATGCAATAAAAATAAAAAATGGTGCATTAGGTTGCAGTATGAGTCATTTAAAATGTTTACAGGTAGCTAAAGAAAATAAATGGGATCATGTATTGATAGTTGAAGATGACATACAATTTTTGGATCCGGAACTATTTATTGAACAAATAAATAAGTTTTTAAAAAATAACAAATCATTTGATGTATTATTAATTGCAGGAAATAATAATCCACCTTACATAAATATAGATGATAGTTGTGTAAAAGTAAGCAAATGTCAAACAACCACAGGTTATTTAGTTAAAAGCCATTATTATGATAAATTAATCGATAATTATAAAGAAGGAATACAAAATTTAATGAAAAATCCAACACAACATGTTATATATGCTATAGATAAATATTGGTTTAGATTACAAGAAAAAGATAATTGGTATTTAATAATTCCTTTAACTGTTACTCAGAGAGAAGATTATAGTGATATTGAACAACGACCTGTAAATTATACGCGTGTTATGCTGGATTTAGATAAAAAGTCATTTACAAAACCACAGACAGCTTCTCTTTTTAAATTATTTTAGATTTTATTTTCTTTGACTAATATCGGAAAATCAGATAATTCAATATCTGTAAAATAATTATTAGTTTTTATATTAATCATATTTTCTTTATATGTTGAATCTAAATGATATCCAATTGCATAATCCTCAAAATATTCTTTTGCTATATTTTCTCTCTTAGTTAGTAAACAAATTATTGCTTCGTTAGATAAAAAATAAAATCTACCAGTACAATATTTAGTTGCTAAAATAGGTAGATTTTCAGGAAGTTCAGGATGTATTTTATGATATTGACTAAAATGTGGGGTTTTTATGTCGAGGGTATAACCTCCATAATGTATTTTTGTTTTATTATTTTGTAATATTTTATTAATAGTATCAAAAAAGTGTGGATTTATTAATATTTGATCATCATCTGTTTTAAATATATATTTAAATTTAAAAGTATTATACACTGCATTATATGCAGTAATTACTTTATTAGGTAATGATACATAATCATCAGGTGTTTTTACCCATAAAATATTAGTTGATTCATCGAACCTATATTCATCCTTCATTGATTCATCTCCTATAACATGGTAATATTTTAAATAAGAAGGAATATTTTTCAACCATGTATATTTTTGGTATAATGATTTCTTCAAATATTTTTTACAATTCATAATAAGTAGTATATAATTTTGTTCTCTCATAATAATAATATTAAGATATATTTTTAAATAAAAATATTAAAAATATAAATAATATTACAATATTAATGTCTGCATTTGAAAAAATTGAAAAACAAGAACAAGTACAAGAAATAGAAGTATTTCGATGTGTTCCTATTATTAATAATTATTATGAAACTGCACATTATACACGTGTAGAAGGTAAACCACCAAATCAAAAATATTTTACAACAAATAAATTAGAATATGTAGGTATATATGTGAGAGAAATTAGATATGGATACGGAGATGGCGGATCATGTCACGCTGTATTTAATAATAATGGTGTAGAAAAAATAGTACAATATACATATGAAGGTACAACTTGTTTTCGAGAAATTAAACCATATATTGTTCCAAGTTTAGAACAATTATCATCTAAAGTTGTAACTACTAATTATGATTTACATGATTATGATTATATAAATGATATTATATTAACAATAATAGACGACAATAATTAATATAATTTTTAATATTAGTAAAAAATATTATATTATTATAATATATAATATGTCAACTTTTTCTGCAACTTCTTCAGAAGAAAGTTCTGCGACAACAGAAAACGGTATTCAAGTAACTGCTACTGCGTCAGCAACAGCTACCTCAAATGTATCGCAAATAGATGCACAAAATACTGCTAATTTAATTGCAACACAAAATGCTATTAGTGAAGCACAATTTTCAGCTAATCTATTAAATCAAAGTGTTGTTGTAAATAATCTACAAAATTATGAACCAGTATTACAAGGATATGTATTATATTCTGAAGCTTATCAAAATGAAAATTATATAATTAAAACGGATAAATATGAAATATCTACGCTTCAACTTAATTTGTATGATATAAATACTAATGAAATAATAGGAAGATTGGGAAATTATAAACAAGTACATTATGACACAATATATACTACTGCATTTAATCAAAATTATATAATATTAAATGACTTAAAAGAGTCGTATATGTCCACTAGATTTCAATACAGTAAATATGTTCCTATTGGAACAACCTTTATATCTCTAGTTACAACTTACCATAATGATACTACAAATAAAGATACAAATCAATTTATTCCTCATATGTGGAAAACATATAGACCTTCAGTAGAACGTCTTGAATTTACGATCCTCAAAGGAAAATCAGACAACTCATTTTAATATTATAAATTATATAATTGTATATAATTATACTTGTATAAATGTATCAATGTAAAAAATAATTAAATATAAATATTTATAAAAAAAATGAATATTTTTTTATAAATAAAATAAATAAACATTAAATTCTCATAATCGAAACAATCAATAAAATTAAATTTATTAACGAAAATAAAGATTTTTATAGAATGACTGATTCGACAAATATTATTAAAGAACCTAAATTTAAAATTATTATATCTATACCTGATTGTTTTGTTTCTCCATATTTAAAATTAGCAAATGGAAAAAATGGTCATGGAGAAAGAAGATTATATACAGGAGATAATGATTACAATAATAATTATATATGTAATAAACCATGGAAAATATTATTTCCTGATGAATACAAAACAAGTATTAGTAATATATTGTTTGATACTACATTATTTTCAAAACAATGTATAGATAGACAAACTATGGTTTATAATTCTATTGATATTTGTAGTGAAAAATTAATTTATATAAATCCACAAAATGGGACCAAAGATGTTAGTAGATATTATGTTGGACCAAATAAAAATAATAAAGAAAATATAAAATTATATGATACTTTTAGGTGTACTGTAATACCAAAAATGTATTCATTACAATTAATAGAAAATGATGATTATTTTGAATGTAATATTATAAAAAATGAATTAATTGAAAAAACATCAAAAACAAAAAAATCCTCGAATGCTTGTATAGAATGGTTAAAATACCTATCTATGACTTATTGTATTGAAATACAACATGAATTTAATAAAGGTGAATTTCAACTTAGAAATCCTTTAAATGGTTACTTTTGGCCAGTTGATGGATATCATAATTGTAAAATACATGAATGCAGTGGAAATTTAGAAAATCCTTGTAAATATAACAATAACATTTGGGAATTTCAAGGTGATTATTTTCATGGAAATCCCAAAAAATATAACAAAGATGATACCTTTCATGGAATATCATATTCAAATAAATATGATAAAGATTTAGCAAAACAATTGTTTTATGAAGAAAATGGGTATATAGTTAATGTAAAATGGGAAAGCGAGTGGGTTGAAGAAAAAAAAAATTTGAAAAAAAATAATATTAAATGGTATTAAATTTACACCATTGAAGATTTAAACTCACACCTTTCTGTATAAAATGAAATTATTAATAAAAAAATAAAAAAATTGGGATGACCCACATTTATGGGGTTTTACAACACTTAACGGCAACCCTTTACATTTTTATTTTATTTTATTTTATTTTATTTTATTTTATTTTATTTTATTTTATTTTATTTTATTTTATTTTATTTTATTTTATTTTATTTTATTTTATTTTATTTTATTTTATTTTATTTTATTTTATTTTATT